TTTCAATTCATACATCAACATCTTATAGTTATCTTCATCCGTGGCAACTTTTGTACTTGCGCCACCAGGACCACCAAATCCACCCAAAAATTTGTTTACAAACGTATCGTGTCTGCTAAAACTCCATTGCGCCCATCCATATCCTGCTGGTACAGCACGTCTACCTGCAGGCCAAGAATGTCCTGTGCCACCACCCTCTCTAACATTCGGCAATAGACTAGACTCAGCGACGAAGTTGCCAGGCATACCAGCGGCTGCACCAGCATTCAATCCCAGAGAGCTCATCAATTTTCTGGCGATGCCAGCGCCCTTATCAACTACGCTTCCCGATGGAAGCGGCCCCCCAAGATTGTCAGATCCATCTCCCGAGCTACTGCTACTAGAGATGCCACTAGGGGTGCCAGAATGGCCCCCTTCACCTCGCCTAGTTTTCTCTGCTTTAATTGCATCCTTTAATAATCCAAGCAGTCCACGACCAGGACCAAGGAGTGCAGCAATCTTGGATGCTTTTTTCCCACTCTCTTTCTCTGCACCGCTAGGATTTACACCAGTATCGCTAACCCTGTTCAAAGTCCCTAATGGAGCACCATTTGTGCCAACATTCTGTTGACCACCAAACTCCGATTGAAGTCTGTTGAGATCTGCAGAAATGTGCCTTCTAACATCATCACCAACAAATCCAAACATGTTGACGCCAGCAGACAAAGCTCCAATGAGACCCTGACCAACTAAATCAAATGTCTTAGTCGGATTCGCCATCCCCATTGTAGCTGCCATTTGCAGACCACCACCAATCATCATCTTGGGTGGAAGTAGATCTGGGACTGTTACCTTACCACCACGAGCAAATTGCTGTACGTTTGGTTTCTGTTGTGCTTCTTTCTGTTGTGCTGCTTTCTTCAGGTCAACATCCTTTCCAGGATCTGCACCTCTAATCACATTCCAGGCAAATCCAACAGGATTCAACGAGAATGCAATGATATTCTTAATTAAGTTGAATGTAAATGTTAATGTCTTAATAATAATCTGAATGGCACCACCAAGCACCATCCCCACAAACTTCATGATAGGGGATATGCACTTGACAATGAAGTCAACCAGTTTACCTAGGACACCAAAGAATGCCTCAAAGAATGGTCCAATCTCTTTCAACAGGGGCTCGAAGACCGCCTTCATGACCTCCATTGCCATCCCAAACCATCGTTTGAGGGGTCCAAAGATGGGCTCAATCAGGGGTCCAATCTGACCACCGATAAACTCACCCAGGAAGTCACCAATAAATCCACCGACCATGGGGGCAAATGGTCCCAAGAATGGTGCAAGCAGCGCTGTGCCTGCAGCAGCACCAGCAATACCACCAATCGCTTTACCTACACCAGCACCTACTGCTGTGCCTTTCTCTTCCCCTGGTCTATCTCCTTCTGCAATTCTACCAATACCACCAGCAACAGACCCTACAGCAGACAAGACGCCGCCAGGACCACCTAATTTACCACTTATCCTACCACCAAGACCCTTGACAGCACTGCTGCCACGTCTAACCATGCCATTCTTGATGCCACCCATGGTGGAATTTGGTTTGATTCTTTGATCAAACGCATCAAGATTGCCCGACTTGCGGGCAGCCTTTCGCATGACATTATATTCATCTTTGGATATGAATTTGCCAGTCTGGGCATCGAAATACCCACCCTTCATGCGATCTTCTTGTAATGCAATCTGTTGATTGCCTTCTGAAACTCCTCTGAATGCTCCAATAAGGAAGTTAAGGTCAGTAAGGATTCTCCAAGGTCCAGTGATATACCTCAGAGCAAGTAACCCTCCAGTGAGTTGGATGAATCCAAACATGAAGCGAAACTTTCTTTTAATGCCATTCTCATTGATGCCATTAACAGAGTAGTCACCAAACATGTTGGTGAGTCCGTCCATGACAGCGAACACACCTATCTTAGTTAACTTGTAGGCAAACTTTGCTATCGTAAAGAATAGCTTTGCTACCTTAACTATCTTATCAGCGTTTTTTGAGATGTAGTCAAGACCACCAAATACCAAAAACGCACTAATTACTGTGCTAAAGAATCCTGCGATCTTCTCAAGAAATGTCTTGACTGGTTTTAACTCTTTCTTTTTATTCTCTACCTTTCCTGCGTTTTCTTTGCCTCTATCTACTGCCTGCTTCGCTGCAGCATCTCTTCTACTCTTTTGTGTATTCTTTTTCTCTTCTAACTTTAACTTGGACTTGAGGACCTTCTTATTCTTAACACGCTTCTTATCTGTTTCAATAGTATATGTGTTATTCTCTATTAGAAACTCATTCTGAAACTTGAGAAGAGTATGCATTGATTCGATACTCTTGCCAATGCCCTGGGTTGTGCTCCCAAGGCGATTTACCGACAAGCGCAAACCATTAAAGTTTTGACCAACTTTAGTCTCTGCTTTGAATGGTTTAACTGTTAAGTATGACCTAATTTTTGACATTAGAGTGACATTCTGTTTGAGTTCTTGTCGGCATTACGCCTTCTCTCTTCTTCCTGCAGGAAGGCAAGAAGTAGATTCACATACACATCCCTCTCCCACGGAATCATATTCTCTAACTCGGTTAGAGAATATTTGTGGTGCTGCATTAGAGCAAAGTTGGTCTTGTAATAATTTTCAAGATTGTCATGCAGCAGACTTATGCGAAAAAAGCTGCTAGTCCCTCAAATACGATTTCATTATCTTTCTTGGTCTTGGGGTTGCGGACTGTCATCGTATATTTCAGTTTGGGCATAGTCTCAAAGAATTTTTGGACCTTAGCAAACTGATCGGAGTTAAGTTGCTCCAGGAAATCAATCGCTTCTTTCTTGGTGAAGTTATCGTAGGTTTCATCTTCATCAAATGCTTGAGCAATACAAGTTGCTGCAAGCTCAAAGATGTCGTCAATACCGACCTCATCCTCTTTCATGTTTTGACTAACGAAGACATCCAGAGAAGGATACTTCATGACCACGCCAACGTTTTTATCAAACATGATTTTAGTGTCATGATCATCAGGAACTTCAATAGTGACCTCTTGAAGAGGCACTTGGACATCGACTTGAGTTACTTCATCATCTGGACAAGTTACCTTAAATTCACTAACCTCTCCAACTGCTTTACCACGAATACGGAGGAAGATGTATTCAACTTCAAAGGTTGCAAGACCGTCAACTTCCCTTTCTTGGAGGTTGGTGCAATTCTTAATAATAGTCTTGACTGCTTTGATCATCTCCTTCTCATTCTGAGATTCCATAGCGAGATAGAGGAGTTTTTCTTCTTTAACCAGGAAGGGTCTGTAAGTGACCTTTCGACCAGTTAGGGGCATCTCCAAGTCATATTCAGGGAGAGCAAGTTTGGGTAAAGGCATAATAAATCACCATTATGTTATTTCTATTTAGATACCAATAGAAGCGATATCTGTGAGCGCGGGATCGATGCTAAGTGACTGTAGGATCGCTTCGTTTTGCATATTGACCTTACGATCTCTTTCAGTCCCTCTAAACATTTTCTTAGTATCGACAGTATCAAATCTATATCTCTCATAGTAGAATGAGATATCTAACTTCATAATATCTGTCGGACCATTGCTCAGTTGAATAGCAGACATGTCAAACGGGAAGGCACCGAAGAGAGTCCATGCACCAGTAACTGCATTTAAGCGAGACGTATAAGTATCTTTCTTGTATCTGGTTTCTGCAACATAGTTGGACGCCAACTCCCACTTTCTAATAATAATCTGAGAAATATATTCATCGTAGAATGCTACTCTATTCTCAGAGTCAGATGCTGCATAATTCATCCAACGCTCAAAAAACTTTCTATGCCAGTAATCCTTAGTGACGAGGAATGAAATTTGCATTTCAGAGAAGGTGGTGTCTGTGGCAAATCTACGCATTGCACCAACATCTCTAACTGTGCCGACGGTCAATCTTCTACCAGGGACAGTAACACTATCGGCAAAGTAATTCATGTATTCATAATAATCACGCTGAGTTCTTATATACTCGTCTTCAGAAAGACCTTCGATCCCAAGGATACCCCCTTTTGGGTTAAACATTGCTTTAGGTGGTTTGATCTGAATCTCATATAGGTTTGAGCGCGAAGGCTCCTTGTCGCCTGAGCGTATTAGATCTGAAAATTTACCAAAATCATTAGGATTGTAGATGGTCATTTAGAGGCGACTCCAGATTACGTTGCTTGGGACTGGTAGATTGAGTCCTATTGTTGGTTTTCTCAAAATGAATTGCTCTAATGGCAATGGCACATAGTTTTCAAAGTCTTTTGTGCTGAATTGGACAATTCCACTAGCATTAGACATAAAGTATTTATGGTGACAGACCTTAGGATAATACCTTGTGCCTGTTTGATACCACAAATCACCCACATCCTTTCTTCTAGTGGGTCTTAAGTAATGTATATTTCCACCTTCAAACTGACCATCATTCATATTTGATTTGGTAATGATGATCAGTGGATTTGAGTCGTAAAAGGGAAGATTCGGAGTAGCAGCAGAATAATTAAACATGATGATTTTCCCAGGAGTGAATCTACCATCAAACGGATCTGCACCATATCTCACCTGATTACGATACCAATCTTTTGACTTCTTCTTACCTCCAGCAAGATCTTTTACGTCTTTGAATAGTGTCATACCTTTAATTCTTTTTCTGTGAGGATGAGAAATTGCATCTTTCTATCATCACAGAATTCCTTTGCTGCCTTCCACTTCGCATCATTGACAGCATAGGTCTTGACTTCTGTCAAGTATTTTTTAGTGACTCTACGTTGCTTCTTCGGGGCAACAGTCTGCTTCGCTGGTTTAATCTCGATAATGAACTTCGCAATCCCTCCAGTCCTGGTCCGTGCTCTGATGTAAAAGTCTGGAAAATAGCGATGGACCCTACCGTCAACAGGAGAAACGTAGGGGATGACAATTTCTTCACTACCCCACTCAAGAATGTTTTCATTTTTATCACACCAGACCATGAATTTTCTTTCCCACAAACTTCTATAAATAATATTTGTAGGATCTCCCTTATATTTTGACGGATTTGAAGGTCTGTAACGTCCAGAGTAACTCATGATATGACTCTCTTAATCTTCCCAAGGTCCAAGCCAGAGGGTGCTACAGTATCAGAATTGAGAGGAAAGATCAAAAAAGGTCAATCCTATCCGACAACTGTTATTGACTATCTTAAGATGGATATCTACGATAGTCAACAGAGCAACCCGTACAATAACGTTGGGGGTGGAGACTCTGCTAATACAATAGCAAAGACAATTTATTTATATCTGCCTAACAAACTTGCAGAGCAATACAGTGCAAACTACACCAATCAGAGACTGGGTGGTGTAGGTAGTCAGGCAATCGGTGTTGTGTCTGAGGGTATTGGCGAAGGATTTGAAGGTAGAGTGCAAGCAGCAGCACAGGCAGGTAAAGCACAACTGGGTTTCAAGATGGGATCTGATGCCATCAACGCTGTTGTGGGTGCTACTGGGGGTCAATCAAACCTGAGCGCTAACAGTCTCTCTGCATTAACTCAAAAGAGAGTCTTCAACCCATACGAGGAGACTACCTTTGAGGGTATGAATTATAGGACCCATAACTTCAACATGAAGTTGGTGCCACGCAATGCATCAGACGTAAAGACAATTCAAGATATCATCCAAACACTTAGAGTGGCAATGCTGCCAGGAAGGAGCTCTGAGAATGGTCAATGGTTGACTATTCCAGACTTCTTCAGACTGTCAATCGTCAGATATGTTGACAAAGGTGGGAATGAAGAACTAATCAAAGCTCCAAAAGGAAAGGCGGCAAGTCTTGCTGCTCTCATGAAATTCCCAACAAAACTTGTCCTTAAGGACATGTCAATCGACTATGCCCCAGATGGAAATTATGCAAGTTTGATGAGTTTTGGTGGAGATAGGACTGCTGACTATGGTCCTGTTTCGTATAATGTATCCCTTACATTTGCAGAGACCGCTCTGCTCACTAAGAATGATTACGATCCAAACTTCAAGTATAACTCTGATGGTGAGTTTAACTTTGAAGACCTGAAGATTCCTGGTAGTGAGGGAGAAGGAGACGAAGAGTCTAAGGATGAGGAGAAAACGGAAACTAGCTCTGGGGAGGAATCGAAATGAGTAGATACTTTCAGTATCTTCCTGACGTTAATATTAGGAAGACGGGTTTCCGATCAGATAGTGAATCCCCTTATGTCCGTGCTAAGAATCTCTTCAGAAGGGTCAAAATCAGAGATGACCTAACTGACATCGTTCTTGGTTTTGAGAAGTATTACATCAAAAATGGTGAAAGACCCGATCAACTCAGTCAAAAATTTTATGGGTCAACCAAATATGACTGGGTTATCCTGCTATCTAACAATATCATCAATATTTACAATGACTGGCCAGTCACTGAAGTTGAGTTGTATGAGATTGTTAAGAGAAAATACAATTTTACCTCAGATACTCAATTAGGCGGTATCCACCATTATGTCACTGTTGAGCAAAAACTGAATGGTAAGGTTGTTTTGCCAGGAGACCTAGAAGTCTCAGATACCTTCACTTTCTTCAAACCAGACGGATCTCAGGTGCCTAGGAGTGAGTTAATTAGACCCATTTCTTACTATGAGCATGAAATGCTGGAAAACGAGAGAAAGCGTGTTATTTACGTTTTGAAGAAAGACTACCTCAATGACTTCAAAGAGGAATTCTTCAATCTTGTCACATATCTGCCTGGTGATGAAGTTGACGAAGAAACGGGTGTGAAGACAACATACAAAGTTGTCGAAGAAAACTTCACTTCTACCAAAAAGCAATATTCTACAGATATTGGAAAAACTCCATCTATCGAGTTTTTGGGTAATCAACAATTTACCAATAGAGAGTATACAGCGAATACGGGTCCTGTTACTGGATTTACGACATCTACTGGTAGTGGCACTCTTGACCCATTCTCTTCTTCTGGGTCATTTACGCTTACATCGACTGATGCTGCTACTAACCAATCTGCGACAAATGCAGGCAACACTCAGACCAATACTGACGGCTACTGATTTCTAAAAAACCCTGGGGACAAAAAAATACCCCGAATTTTTTTTCGGGGTATCTGTAAATCAAAAGTCAATTTTGTTTTCAGAAGACTCTACTGCATGGGACCCACCTAACATGTCTGCGTGTCCTGTATCTTCCAGGGATGTAATGGGGTCCACCTTCGTGGGTGTATGACCCGTCATAGTATCCAGGCACCCACTCTCGGATTTTCACTTCTCTTTTGCACTTTCTTGGTGCTTCGTAGTGATGGTGGTGCTCTACATGATGGTGGTGATTGCCCGTGAATGGTTCCCAAAACTCTCCCCAAGTCACTGCTTGGGCAGGTGAGGCAACCCCAACTAGCAGCACCGAAGAGGCAAGTAGTTTTGCTTTCAGGGCAGCACGACGCTTCTTCGCTTGGCGCAGTGCCTGAGGTTTCAGGGTGCGCTTTGCTTCTTTCTTAGAATGATGCTGCCAGTTGGGGAGTTTCATTTTAGGTGACCTTGCTTGAGGAATTCTGACTGTTGGACCTCATTGTATGCAGCTCGAATCAGTTGTTTATGTAACTGAGATCGGTTGTATCCGTAGTGGTCCATAAGATAAGACTCCATTGCCAGAATCTTATCTGCCTCTTGACTTGTGTAGGAAATGGCAACGACCTTTGTCATTATCAGTCCTCCGTAGCAAGACGCTCAAAGTAGGACAGATCGACATCATCGCTCTCTTCCTTCAATGATTCTACACGACTACCAAACCCACGAGTGGGGGGTGCTGTGACAGTTTCCTCTTCGTCCTCAAACTCCTCATCAAGCACGTTACCGACACGTTGAGGGGTCTTCAGGACCTCGCTGAGGCGCTTCTCCAGTTGCTCATAGGTCTTGAATTGATCTTGAGCATTGAATGCCTTCAGAGAGTGGCACTGCTTCCAGACTTCTTCCAGTTGCTCGTCGTCGAAACCACGAAGGGTGGAAGGGTTTGCAAAGGAAGACTTATCATAATTCCAGTAACCAGCAACCTTGCAGATCTTCAGACGGAAATCTGCACCCTGCCACAGGTCGAAGGGGTTGATCGGGGTCTCGTCTTCAAACTCAGGTTGTGCTGCTGCCTTGATCTTGTCATAGATCCGCTTGCCATACTTATAGAGGAAGACTTTACCTTCATTCTCAGGATTCATCTCGTCCTTAACAACGTAGATGTTGCTGTAGTAGGACAGTTTACGCTTCTGCTTACGAGCGATTTCCTTGTCAGAATCAGTGCCGCTATTCCACAACTCACGATTCAGATCGGACACAGGATCCTTCTGATTCAGAGTCGTCAGACTGTTTTCAATATACCATCCACCAGGACCTTGGAATGCGTGACTCCAGACTTGCACCCAGGGGAAGTCTTCACCGTCAGGTTCGGGCAGGAAGCGAATGACGGCATAACCGTTACCACTCTTGTCCAGAGTGGGTTTCCAGAAACGCTCGTCAACGTTAGCACCAGCAGGTTTAGAAAGTTTCTCGATCTCTTTAGTCAGTTTAGCAAAGGAAGATCCAGAGGACTTCTTCAGTGATGCGAAAGACATGTTTGTATTCTCCGTATTTGATGTGTGTGGTTTGTTTGCCACCATGTAATGATGGCACAGTATTTAGGCGTTGTCAAGGGACCGTGTGCGGTTTACGATCAGGACCTTCTCCCCGTCATGGAGGAATTGAAGGTCGTCGTCTGGGTCCCAGCAGAGCTCGTCATATAGATCGTTGAGTTTCTCCATGTCCTCATAGAGAGCGTTAGGATTCGGCATCTAATTCTTTCCTCCACCCTCGCAACTTCTCTTCCATCATGTCAAGAATCTGCATCAGATTCATTCCACCACTGTATACCTGGGACATATGATCCACTCTATCCTTAACAAAGGAAACGCTCTCCTCAGATCCTGGCTCATGAGAGGCAAGGGCAAGGCGAGCATAGAATACCTTTTGTTTGGCAATCAATTCTAATGTCTTCTCAATATGATCTCGCTTCTGCTGAGGGTTAAAGTCCTTCAGACCAGCGGACATCTTGAGTAGATCTGTGTAACAGGATTGGATGTCCTCCATCTCCTGCTTCACCTGCTCTGTTTGAAAAAAACTATCAGTCACAGGGGCAATACTCCTCTACTTGTGCGTTTTACATAATTGAGTTTCTGTGCATCCCATTTAATTTTATCCTTGAGAGGTCGAGAGATCAGTTTATTGACGATCTCAATCTCAATCTCATACTCCTCACAAATAGTTGTCACTGCCTCAATGTAATTCAAGAGACCGCCACTATCCTTCACCAAGTTTTCAACCAGTGAAGTAAACTTACCTTGCGTCATAAACTCCTTTTCGATCTCATCCATTGGGAAGCACCTCCAGTCTCATTCTGGAGACACCACCAGATTCTATCAGACCTGACGGAAAAGCGTTAGCTGCAATGGTCATTCGTGGCATGTTTGATGTGTTAGGTTGTGCATAGTGCCTAATTGTAGGTGGAAAGATAATATATTTTCCAGGCTCAGTAGGCTCTTCATGTGTAAGATGATACTTGAAGTCAGTGTAGTCACCGAATGGACTAATATTCGTTGCAGAATAGTAAGGGTTGGGATACAACCACACAGTCTTATCCTCAGCGTGTCCAGTTGCGTAGTAGTTACTTGATAGGAAACAGTTTGGATGTGTGTGGTCAAAGAAATAGTCACCAGGATCATTCTTGTTTGCCCAAGAAGAAACCAGAGTCATCTTCTCTGCATGTGGTGCTAAATCTTGTCGGACTTCCTCAAGACATTGGTTGATCCAGTCAAATAGATCTTTGAATTGAGGAAGATTGTGCATGTCTTGTCCTCTAGCATTCTGTTTGATGCCACCCCAGATATAATTTGTATCGTTGCGAATCCATTCCAACTTGGACATTTCATCAGCAACATACTCCACATCACCAGGATAGTAGAATCGGTAGAAGGGTATACCTAGGAATGTATCTTTCATAGGGTCTTGACATACTCACGATACTCCTTGATGTAATCGACCAAGGTGTTTACATAATCAGATTTGTTATAGCGTTGCTCAACTTGCATTTCACCAGACTCTGAAACAGAGATGGTGACAAGTTTATCAACTTCAATACCTGTGTGCTCGTAATACATGTATGCATATGCAGAGCACTGGACGAAGTAATTCTCTAGGTATTTAATCTTTTTCAATTCCTTCGTCGTCTTAAAGTCAATGACTGCTAACTCACCATCAAACTTAGCAAGGCAGTCAACACGACCAGCAAGAGATAGATTAGCGCTATAAAGAGGGGCTTCAAGAAGGTTAATGTCAGAAATACGATCGAGATCCTTACGAGCAGCCCTAAAAAGGTAGTTGGTAAGACCTTGGCCTTCCTCAGGCTTCTTAGACCTTTTGTACATTTCTGTGTGTTCATTACGAAGATACATCTCAACTAAGTTGTGAAATTTTGTGCCTCTCCAAGAAGCAGCAGTGCGAATCTTCTCTGCCTCAGAGTATCCAACACGCTTTTGCCAATCAAGAATGCCTTGCTTGGATTGGTGTCCAATAACAGTAGTAACAGAAGGCACCCAGGACTCTCCTAATTTATAGAAGCGACCCTGGGTGAGTGTCCGTGATTCCAATTCAGGAATCTCAACGGGTGGACCAACATGATTAAACATAACGAATTAAAAACCTAGACCGATTTTACTAATCAGATACTCTTTGACAAGACCAGATCTAACAATGTCTTCGATACCAAACTCTACGCTAGTAAAGGAAGGCATATTCTTGAGAATCTTCATGAAGTCTAGGACTCCATCACGCTCCCAATTCTTTTGCAAGTCAGACTGGAAGTAATCACCTGAGAAAATGATGCGACAATTCTCACCAACCCTGGTAATCATTGAGTCAAGCTCATGGAAATTGAGGTTGGAGAATTCGTCCACAATGACAATGCAATCATCCATAGTAACACCACGGACAAAAGAGGTAGACCAGAAACCAATGGTTTCTTGTGCTCTTAGATTTGCATAGAGTGCTTCAAAGGAAGACTCGTCAGGCATCTGAAACATATATTTTACCATATTCTTGTAAGGAATTTGGTAAAGGTTGGATTTATCTTCGTGATCTCCAGGAAGGAATCCAATCTCTCTGGTTGGCACCAGGGATCGAATCATATAGACCTTCTCATATGGAGAAGAAGGGTTGAGGCACTCTTGTAGTGCAAGGTACAAACTAATAAAGGTCTTACCAGTGCCAGCAGCACCGTGTAAGACCAAGTTTTGTCCCTTTGCAAAGGCTTCCCATACAACACTCTGATTATCAGTCAAAGGCTCAATGGTCTTAAGATGCTCAAGGTTGATTGGTTTCTTCCGTCGCATCTGCTTAGCAGTCATACCATTCATATTTGGCATGGTCTTCTTTGCTCTTGGCATTATGTGTAATTACTAAGGTTTGCTCGTGGGTGCTCGGATTGAATCTTTTGCATCACTTCTTTGAATCCATCGGACTGCTTAGGTTTGCCGTAGGTAGTGCCTCCAACTCCCTCCATCCAGTCACGATCCCAGTCAGGATTTTCCTCCCTCCAGGTTGAGTATTCTTTCATGGTCATGTGGAGAGTTTGTTTCTCTCCTGTGACCTTATTTAGCACGGGGTAAGTAGGCATTAGTCGATCCTCAATGATGGTTGTAAGCAGTTGCAATCGTCCAGATGATGAGAGCATCCACAATCACCCTCAGGACACCACTCAAGCGCCTTAGAGACAGTTGGAAACTGGCAGATGAAATGTTGCTTGCACAACTCTGCAATGTCCATGTGCTCCTTCTGAGTGCCGTTAGCAGATCTCAGATTGATATAATGAATCCATGAACGCACTGATCCCGTCATGTAAATTTTGGTGGGCGTTGCCAAAGGAAGCACAAAACGAGCACACTCTTTTGCAATTCCACGAGAGAGCATTTCATTGTAAAGATCCATACCTTCAGCAAAATACTGAGCGATACGACCTTGGAAGAATGCTTTCTCTACATCCTCAATATCATCGATAGAATTCTGACGATTCTTAGTGTCTTGCGACCGAAGATCTGGGACAGGGATAGTGGCGGAGAGCAGATTAGTATCAGCATACCGTTGAGAGAACTCTTGATATGTGAAACTACGGTGACGCAAAATTTGAGCTGCGATACCTCTGGTGGTATTGATCTCAAGCGTCATATGCGCCTGCTCAAAGACGCTCCAATGCCCGTGTTGGATGCAATAGGATAAAAGACCCGCAACCTTTGGATTTTCTTGGTTGTTGGGGTTAGAAACACGAGCAACATAACCCATAGTCTTCTCAGCATCTGGGGTAACAGACACGAGACAGACTTTGGGTGATGCTACTTCAACATTATCAAAAGGTTTAGTCATTACGAGAGAAAAGTATGGAGGACATTACAACAAGACCGAATGCTTTCAGGTATCCGATGGTTGCCAGACCAAAGAGTCCAGGCATAATCCAATTCCAGAATAACATAAGGACTACAGGACTGATAAAGAGTCGTGCCAAACCTGTAATAACTTTCTGTCCAAGAGCAATCTTCTCTTGCTCTTGAAGTTTTTCAATTACTTGATCAGCATTCTCAACAGTGACCTGCTCAACCTTAGTTCTCGGGTCAAAGTAAACACTCATCCCCGATTCCCCCATTGAATCTCAGGAAACGCCTCAGCGACCACTGCTTTAGTGATGCGATAGCGTTTGCCAAGAGTCTTATTGATACACTTGATGAGGACTTGTGCCTCATCTTGATGAAGACCTTCAAGAGTTTGGATAAACATACTCTCAACCTTCATCTGAGGAAGGTTATCAGCACCACCCTTGTAGTAGTAATAGAGTTTGTTTGCCTGGGTCTCCAACACAGTATGCTCAGTCCCCTGAGGTGCTTCGTTGGGAGTGAAAGGCACGTCCTCACCGAGGGGCACCCGAGGCTTCAGTGAATCATCATAATTCATAATGAAGATAGTCTTCAGGGCAGGGCTACTGTTTTCCTGAAGGATCTTAATCTTCTCTTGTTTTGTCTTCGCATTGTGTGCTTTTTGTAGCACCTCAGAAATCATAAGTCTCATCAATCATCCTCGTCATCAAATACATCGTTATCGATTCGCAAATAAAGGAGTTGCTCATCAGTTAACTCTCCATCCTCATACATCTCAGGATGCATTTTGATGGCTGCATAGTCCGCCTTAGCAATCCAAATGTCAAATACATCTTTGACATTCCAAGACACCAAGAATCCTATAAAAAAGCTGCCAATCGTGAGGAAGAAGGCAATATAAAGAAAGGAAAGATCCTGCATAGTTGCCTCCTAATTACTCCAATCGAAACTATTTAGTCTTCCTGACGGAAGGTTTCTTGTTTTTGGTGCCTGGTTTGCGTCCTGGTTTACGCTCTGCAGCATACTTCCAGGAGTCTTCTAGCATAGCATAGAAGTAAGTCTTTAACTTCTTGGCCTTTGGTTTGGGAATGTGACCGTAGGCTTCTTTAAGAAGTTTGTCTTTTCCTTTTATGTATGTCTCCAGGTCCAGGACAAGATCACTTAATCGTGCGGCAGTATTCGACTCAATAAACTCAGAGGTTTCTCGTCGAGTCCACTTACCCAACTTCAAATACTCATACATCTTGAAGATGTAGCGGTCGTTAGCAAATGCTTCGTCAATCGCACGATCGACCAACTCATATAATTCGTGGGTGTTTGTTGCTGCCATCACAGATACTTGTTTTCCCTCAGATACTTAACAGTGTCGGTGCATCCACCGAGTTTTCTTCCTGCCACCACCACTTGTGGGAAGGTAGCACGTTGACCAAACTCTGCATAGAATTGGTCTCGGGTGAAGTTGGTATTCAAAACATACTCAGCGTATCCCCAACCATTCATATTATACACCTCTTTAATCTTGGTGCAATAGGGACATCCAGGTCTTGTATAGATCGCAGTGTTTCCAGGTGTTTTTGCCATGGGTTTAGATAAAGAATAAAAAAGGGGACCATCTCAGGTCCCCCATTGTCTTTTATATATTCGCTCTTATCAGAAGGAATACTTCAGACCGAATTTGGTGCCGTAACCACGGTCAACACCAGCAACGCCAGAACCAACGAAGGAGACTTCGCCGTATGCGCCGAGGTCATCGGTCAGAGCAACGCCCAGACCTGCCTTACC